ACAGCGCGTCCGGGGTCGTCCAGTTGATCGCCTGCCAGGACAGGTCGCCGCCACCGAGGTAGGTGGACGCGGTCTGCGTGACGAGGTCGACGACCATGCCCTGATTGCCGGCCTCGGTCTTCTGCGTGTTCTGCACCGAGACGATCGGCCGGGTGCTGACCTTCGGGTAGGTGAGCGTGCCCCGCATCAGCGACGTGCGCATCGCGGAGTTGACCAGATTCCGGTTCTTGTTGATGATCTGGAAAATCTGGTCGAGGTACTGCGGGGTCTGCAGGCCGGCGACGTTCGATGAGAGCGTGTTCGCCGGAGTCCTCTTGAGCAGGCCGAGACGCTCGCGCGCCTTGAGGACGGTGTCGTTGCCGCCGGCGAGCTGTGCGATCTCACTGCAATGCACCGAGTCGCGGGTGAGGATCATGTCACGCGCGTAGGTGGCGAAGTCGCGGTAGATGATGCCGTCACCGTCGAGGTCGACTCCGTCCTCGACTCCGGCCATCGCCTGCCGTGCCTTCTTGGCGTTCGCGATCGCTGCCATCGTGGACGAGATGTCCTCGGTCAGCTGCGTCGTCTCCGCGTCGATCTCGGTGACCCGCTCGCGGTACTTGAGAATGTGCTCCTGCTCGACCTCGTTGAGCGTCTTGTCTTCACGACTGTTGATCGACGCGTTCAGCGCCTCCCACTTGTCGGTCACGACTTCGCGCTCGTCGAGCAGCATCGACAGACGGGTTTCCGCCTGGGTGGTCGATGCGGACATCGGTTACACCTCCGAACTGGTTGACATGGACTGACTTCGCTGGCGGGTGTCGATGCCAGGGGTGCCGGTCTGTGCCGGGGTGCCTGCGTGCTCGAGGTGCGCCGGGTGGTTCACGTTAGGTGGATGAACTGGTCGAGTTGAATGAGGCGAGGATCTTCTCGAGGCGCGACCGGGCCGCGTCGCGCTGCGCCTGGGTCGCGTCGTTCGGGAAGCCCTGACCGATCCGGGACAGGGCGGCCTTGACGCCGTTTACGTTGATCGCGCCGGAGCCTGGCTCCTTGAAGGGGAGATGGCAGCGGGCCTTCGTCTTGGGTCCGCCGGCACCGTTAAGGTCAATCGCAGCGGCGGCGCAGTACGCCTCCGGCGAGTCCCAGCGTGACTCCGCCCCGTCCCACGGCTGCTCCGTGTACGCACGGGCAAGGAGGATCGCCATGCCCTCAGGTAGGTCGATGCCGAGCTCTGCGCAGCGTTCCACGATCGCGAGATTCGGGGGCGGCGGCAGAAGCTCCTCGTCCACGATCTGCTCCTCACGCAGCGACAAGATCGCGGCGTTCGAGTAGGCGGGGCCGGTAGCGAGCGCGACGCTGTCCAGGTGCGCGACCTGTCGTTGCACGATCCCATCGCTCGTGCGCTTTGACCGGATGGGCAGGAACTCCGCCGAGACACCGTCGTAGCCGCCGTTCAGAACAAGCTCTCGCGCGGTCATCGCATCCGGCGTATCGAGGAACTTGAACTCGGCGTCGTACCCCTCGTCGCCCTGGGTCAACTTCACCCCGGTGCCGACGATGCCTGACGTGCCGGACTTTCGGCCACCGCTCTCGTCGAGCGCCGCATGGTCGGAACGAAGGCGGATCCGGTGCGCGTGCGGCTCGTTGCGCGCGAACGCGCCCGGCATGAACTGCTCCTTGTACGGCTTGAAGTCGGGCGGGTCCGCGACGTCTGCGACCTCGTTGAAGGGGACGACCCGAACGTTGATCGTGCGTCCGTCGCCGGGTTCGGCATGGACGGCGAAGGTGCGGACGAGGATGTCGCGCCCGACCTTGGCCTCCTCCACCACTTCGCTCATCATTTCCTCCCTAGTCCGACCAGCCTGGGTGTCGGCTGGTTTGCTTGTGCCGGTGAAGCACCAGCTGTCGGTGGCGCATCCGGCGTCTGCGGATAGTCCTGTGAGGCTGCGGCGGCCTGCGGGTCGTCCTCTTCCGTAGCGAACGGGCCGGTGGTGACGCCCGTCTCCTGGTGGAGCGGCTGGAACGTGTCCTTCGCGTCGAACCAAACCCACTGCCCAGCCGGTAGCGCCTGCGACGTGAACGCGTCAGCGATCCGCTTCGCGGTCGGCCGCAGCTCGAACCGCCACCACATCTCGCCCAACTGGCCGGGGTTCTGGTAGGTGAGGCTCGAGTTGCCTCGGCTGCCGCCGACTGTCATGTTCAACATCACCGCGGGGATCCCGTACGCGGATGCGAGGTTGACCGCGTTGAACTCCTGGTTCTCCAGCAGCGCTAGATCCTTCGGGTTGAACGACAGTTGCTCGAAGTCGAGCTCCGGCGGCAGGACCGGAGGAGCACCAGAGCGTTCGGCTGTCCGTGCCTGCCACTGCGTCTGAATCGCTACTGCCTGCTGCTCGGTCAGTTTCCGCTGCGACTTCAGCGCAACCTTTGGGACGCCGCCCGTGTTCACCTCGAGTGCTGCGTTGCCGGCGGCGAGCAGCCCCCATGCAATCTGCGCATAGGCGCGGATCGCCGGCGTCCCGTGCGCCTGGAAGGTCGCCTGTGCACCAGGGTTTCGGTCGATCTGGATCACGTCGACCGGGTCGAGCAGATCGCCGCCGAGGATTCGATACTCGCGGACACCGTCCCGCCACAACGGTTCGCAGATCCGGGCGGGGATCGTCGTCCAGTTGCGCGGGTACCCGTTCGCGTAGCGCTGCGTGATGAACGCGAGCCCGTACCCCCAGCCGTAGATATCTGCGACGAGAGCGAAGATCGCGTCCGAGATCCCGTTCGGATAGAACAGCGGGTCCGGGTTGCAAACCCACATCGGCTCCGTCGCGTCCACCACGTTCGGCGCCTCGAAACGCAATGGCATTGACGCGATCTGCTGCGCGTTCATCTGGATGCAGCGGCTCGCGATCCAGGTGCGCTCAGCGAGCAGGCCGTTGCCGGGGAAGAACATCTGGCCCGTGTTACCGAGTCCGTTCTCGGCCCAGAAGTTCGGGATGACCGAGTTCCACAAGGACATGTTCGTCCCCTCGAGCGGCTCAACGTCACGCGTGAACACCTGCTCACTGCGCGCGACGAGCGGCTGGCCCACCTCCGGGCGCGGCCCAAGGATGCGATCGAGCAGACTCACATGCGCCTCACGAACACGGCGCCGACCAGCACCGCCACCACCACGATCAGGATCAAGCCCCAGGTTGGGATGCTCGCGACGACCATCAGTAGATCACCGGGACTCCGCCCGTCACACCAGCCGAAGCGCCAAGCGCCAAGGTCGCAGCGACTAGCGGCGAGATGTCCACGCTCGAGTGCTTCCGCGACCAGGCAAACGCATCCCCGAGCTGCCGGGTGCGCGCACCCCTAACGGCGTCACGCAACTCTCCCGATCCGAGGTGTGAGAGCGTCCCATCGGCGACCATGTCGACTAGGCGGCCACACGCCTGTCCATGCTCCTGCGAGTTCACCAGTTCCACCTTGACGCCGAGTTCGTCGAGCGCCAGAACGAGCGACGCTGCCGGCCCGACCGCGTCACACACCACAACTGACACGTCGCCCGTAGCGAACATCTCCGCGATCCGCTCCGGCACCCACTGCGTCCCCTGACGAGACTCCTGAATCTCGACATGCCAGTCGTCGTCCTGATTGCGACCAGAGAGGGCGATCGAGGAACGCCGCTCCGGCGACACGTCATACGCGAGCTCATACGGCGGCTGCAACACCGAGTCGGGACGCTCAAGACGATCCCACGCGTCGATCGAAAACACTCCCTCCTCGACGCCATCGGTGCGCGGCCAGTCCCCGACATCGAACAACTCGGTCGCCGCCTTCCGGCCAGGCATCTGCCTGACCTCATCGACCATGATCTCCTCCGAGATCAGACCTTCGTCCATGCTCGGATTACCCGGCCGGAATAGCTGCACGTCCTGAAGGAGGTCCTCGGTCATCTCAGAGGGGTGATCGAACGGGGCCGACCATTCCAGGTAGCACGTCTTCGGCGCACATTCCAACCCGAGCGCGCGGATCCGTGCGAAGTTCACGCCGTACTCGTGCGCCTCCTGATCGACAGCCGACCCCGCATAGATCACCTTCGCCCCATGCCGGGCAGTCGAGGCGCGCAACATCGGCCGCTGCGCCGCCACCACCTCGTCGGAGATCACCATCGCCTCGTCCCAGACGAGCAAGTCGGCCGAGTAGCCACGCCCGCCGCCCTTCGTCCGCGC